GCTGGACTTTACCACGCTGCTAGTAAAGATACAGCTATGATCAAGCAGTACGGAGTAGGAACTCCAGATGATTAGATGGAACGTAACATATACACCGCACACAGTCGCCTAGGCATTCTTTTAATGCTGATCGTAGATCTATTATTCTTTGGGCCGTGGGGACTGTTAGTGTGGGGTATACAGATGATATGGATTCCATTCTGGGCCGCAGGTGTTATTAATGGAATAGGACATTGGTATGGATATAAAAACGGAACTAGCAATGATCACAGCCGCAATATTATTCCTTGGGGTATTGTTGTGGGCGGTGAGGAGCTTCACAATAACCATCATCTCAATCCTGCAAGTGTTAAGTTAAGCCGCCGTTGGTTTGAATTTGACATAGGCTGGATGTGGTTGAGTCTATTTAGGCTGTTGCATCTAGCTAAACTGCGCTCATAATAAAAGGCCCCAAAGGGCCCTTTATCTTTTCTACTAATAAACTGCTATGCAGTATAATATTATTTCTTCACGCCTGCGTTAACAAATGAGTACATTTTTTCCGCAGCTTCCAATACTTTTTCAAGTCCTGGAAACTCTGGCATATCAACTTTGCTAATTACTTGTCCAGTTTTCTCATCACGAGCAACTGACATTTCCCATCCTCTAAACTTAGCGTGGAATTCTTCACTAACAAGGCCTTTAGCCATATCTAAGATATCTGTACGAATTTCGTAGCCGTTCTTATTAAATTTAACTTCTGGTAATTTTGGGGTAAAATCTGACATATTAATCTCCTGTGTGTAATGTCTGTATTAGCATAGGTACTTCTTTTTCCCTATGTGTTATTATATATGCTCTGTGATAGAAAAGCAACTTATTTCCGGAACTTATTCACTCGTTCTTTGATAAGTTTAACCACTACGTCACTGAGCACAACCTCATAGTGGTTATAATCTACTTCTACTAATTCCATATCTTCGTGATGCTTTTGACTGTCTACAGTGACTACACCATCATTGTGTGCCATCATAAACGGGCTTTGTCCTTTTACAGTAACAATATTGGTCCAAGGATGCTGAATCTTAATCTTATCTGCCTGCTTAAATGCCCAGCTGCTGGGTCCAATGTCACGTATCAATCTGCTAAATGGCAAAAAGAACTTGGCATAGTCTGCTACTTCTGCTCCACCGTATGGCGTACTAAGAGTAACAGCACCTAGTACCTGTTTGGGTATAGCATTGGCAATATGTAATGCGTATATACCTCCTAGACTATGTGCTACGAACGCAATATTGTCGACATCAGCTAATTGAGTCTGTATTTCCGTTAGGTTGTTTTCAAATCCATTACGACTGTCATAGTTGATATCTATGCCGCTGCCTAGTTTACTTCGGATATAGTTAAAGCTGTCACTGGTCGCACTTGCACCGTGTATATAAACAAGAGTCATTAGTTACTCCCTGTGTGTATGTATATATCTCTTGCGGCGCAAGATTACTGTGCGATGATCAAATAGGTAACAATAGCAACAATAGCCCAGGCAGCAACTTTCTCGCCGTACTTGGCTTCAAATTCTGACATATTATGCTCCGTATAGAGCTTTGGCTTCTGCTACTCGGCCCTGACGAGCTAGATAACTAGCGTGACGAGCTTCTCCGACTGATACTAAGATTGTCCAAATTGTGTTTAGAATTGATTTCATAGTCCACGACTCCAGTATTTTGCTTCTGAATCATACTGACGTTGCCAGTAGTCTACTTCAGCGGCATTAGTTGGGTTCTTACTATTGATATACTGCTCTAAGTGCGTTTGGTAACCTGCTTTAGGGAACATTTCTGCCAGTCTTTCTAATATAGAAAGCATTCTATTTGATATTGTTGTCATTTTGTGACTCCTGTATGTATGTGTAGTTTTTGTCTACTCAGTATTTACCATTAGTCTTATTACAACTTGATTAAACAGAGCAAACCGTGTATAATATCAAATGATGTAACGAGGGTAAATAGTACATCAGGAAAGGCTTATGAAGATAAAAACAAGATCGATACTGCAGGAATTGAATGAAATAGCAGAAGTCCGTAACAAGGACTCACTGTACGAAAGCAGAGCCACCAATATTATCAACAGTGCTATCAATCTATTGGAAAGCATACACAAACACTATGATGCTGAAATGGCTGATGAGCTAGAGCGTCGATTTATCAACGCAATTAAAGGCGCTGATCCTGCTAAATTTACCCGCGGTATCCGAAAGGTTACTGAAGCTAGACGATTACAGAAAAAGTTAGATGAGAGTAAAGAATGACTAAAGCATTATTAGAAGGTGGTAACGTATTCAAAGGCCCAGACAAGCAGCCTTTAACTCAGCGTATCGCTACAGGCGACGTTGAAGAAACCATTGCCTATATTGAAAAGATCACAGGACTAGACTTTACTAAAGAGAAAGATCTAGACGACAAGAAGCCAGTTAAATGGCTAGGTACAACTGGACGTAAAACACACGAAGATGGTACCTTTGAGCGCAACAGCTCAGGTGACCTAGACCTAAGCGTAGATGCTAAAGAAGTAGATAAGAAGTCATTTGCTGACAAGTTGATCGCACACTTTGGCAAAGAGAATGTTAAACTAAGCGGCGACAATGTACATTGGAAAACTCCTATCAAAGGTGATCCTGCCAACGGCTTTGTACAAGCTGACTTTATGTTCTCAGCCAATCCTAAGTTCCAACAGGGTTCAATGATCGGAGGCAGTGATGCTTATCGTGGTGAACATAGACATATCGTATTAAGCTCAATTGCTCGTGCTCGTGGTATGAAGTACAGTCCAAAACACGGACTGCTAAATCCACAGACTGATGAGCTAATGCCTAATGGTAATGATTGGAATCAGATCGCTAAAGAACTGCTAGGACAGACAGCCACAACTAAAGATATCCGTTCAGTTGAGAACATCCTGAACTATATTAAAAAATTACCCAACTACGAAGAACTAGTCGCAGCCGCACGTGAAACACTAGGCCGCCAGGGCATTGAACTGCCTAAAGCCAATCAAGTAGAAAGCTTTCAACCAGGAACAATTGGTTGGATGCGTCAGCTGATCGATATTGTAAAATGAGAGCATTTGAATTTTTAATTGAAGCGGAAGCTCCTAAGAAAGTAGGCCGTGAGTTCAATCACTTAGAGGATCTAGTGTTTACAGAACCCAGTGGTGCTAAACGTGCTGTGCAGATCCTAAAGAGTATGGCACAGGATGCTAAAGACGTTTCAGTTAAGTGGGATGGTAATCCTACAGTTTATTGGGGACGTGACGATGACGGCACATTCCGTATGGTTGGCAAGAACAACTGGGGACGTGAAGAAGGCAAAAGCTCAAGTCCAGAAGACCTAAAACAATTTATTATGAGCCGCGGTAAAGGCGAAGACTGGCGTGAAAAGTTTGCCAGTGATATGGCCAGCCTATGGCCCACATTCGAAGCAGCAACTCCTAAAGATTTCCGCGGTTACATCTACGGTGATATACTTTATCATCCAGGTAAGCCCTATCAGGGTGGGGATGGCAAGATCAGCTTTACTCCTAACCAAACAACCTACTCAGTTAAAGGCACTAGTGAAATAGGCCGTAGAATTGGTAAGTCACAGGCCGCAGTGGCCGCACACAAACATTTTGATTTCTTTGGTGACAAGACTGGAGATGACATTTCAGATGTCGCGATGTTCAATCATAGCCCAGCACTAGTGGTATTTGGGCAGACCTATGTTAATCATCAGCCTGCTGTGGATGCAGACAATCTAGGTGCTATTGAAAAAGCAGCTAATAACTTCTCAGGTGCTATTGACAAACTACTGGCACCTACAGCAGGACTAAGCGATCTACAGACAATTATCTATACCTTTGTGAACAATCAAAGCAAGGCCAAAGCATTAGACAGTATTGATTCTAAAGCGTTCTTTACTTGGTTACAGGGCAGTAAAGTAAGTGCTCCTAAACAACAGAAGATTTCACAGCTATCACAACAACACCCGGGAGCACTAGAAAACCTGTTTTATCTAGTACGCGAGCTAATGAAAGCCAAAGATGAAATCATCCGTGAACTAGATAGTGCTGGTGGCGACATAGAACAGCACACAGGCGGTAAGCCGGGTGGTGAGGGCTATATGCACGGTGCCCACGGAGTCAAGCTGGTTCCACGTGACCGCTGGACCCCATTTAGAGCCGATTAAGGGTCTAAGACCACGATTTTTTCCAAACCGACTAAATAATATGCCGGTCCCGGAGCGGGATCATATTTAAGGAGAAATCAAAATGGCAAACATTACATCACAAACAGTTGGCTCAACAACAGTTGGCGCAAACTTTAACAAAGCAGCAGATCCATTTGCATATGGCATTCGTGATATGCTATGGATTAAAGTAGCATTAACAGGTATCGGTACTACACCAACAGCAGCAGACAGCACATACGCTAAGGCACTACGTGGTCTACAAGCAATTGGCGAAGTTTGGTATTCAGCTACTACAGCATCTGGATTTGCAGTATTTGCAATTTCAGCTGGTACAGAAGAAACAAAACAGTCTGATGACGCATTAACAAACGCTGGCGCAACTGCTACTATCAAAGCAGCAATTGAAACAGTTACTGGTGGTACAGCAACAGTTACACGTGGCGTTTCTAACGTGTTCCAAACATCTTAATTTAAGATATTCTCAGGGATGGGAAGCACTAAAGGACCGAAAGGTCCTTTTTTGTTGGCTGATGTTTCTAGGAGTAAATAGTAGCACATTATGGCACGATACATTCTCATCACACTAGTTGACATCACTCGTAACAACATCACACGTTCCGAAACAAATCAACTCAAAGTCAAGCAACAGGCTAACTTCAACAGCCTTACACAGGCTATTGGACTTAGAGCCAACATCACTTGGTCAGCTGATCCCAAGTACGTCAATGGTTCATTACCGTTTGGTCTCGGCGGCAAGGCTGCACATTGGGAATGGCTGTTTGACACTGAGCGTGAAGATGTGTTTAGACGAGAGGATGACGCAGTCGCCCTGTTAGTGGAAGACCTAAATGGCGTTCCTGTCATCGATGGACTAAATAATTCTGTAGACTTAAATCCTTCAGCCTTTGTCAGTATTGGCACCAAACCAAACATTTGGGTATTCGAGGATAAATAGTATTATAGGCAAATAACATCAAGGCATTTTTCTAACTTAGGCACATAGTCCGGAGCGGACGCTTGACTTAACATAAAAGGAAATCGCCATAAATGGCCACTAACAAAGAAGCTGTCGCACAACTTGCGGCATTACCAGAGCGTGTAAGTGTACTAGAGACACAGGTTGATAACATCAACGAAAAACTAATTGACCTCAAAGTTGATGTCAAAGATATGCACGACTGTCTAGATCAGACACGTGACCTACTAGCAGGCAAGCTGGAAAAAATGCAGGAAGAATATCGTGCTAATAGTTCTAAGTATTTTGAACACGCAGATAAACTACACGCAGAAGATCAAGAAAGTCACGCAGCACTAGATAAAAAGATCAAAGAATTAGAACAATTTAAAAACAAATGGATTTATATGACAGCAGGTGGTATTGCTGTACTAGGATTTATGTCAGGACACGCCACAGCGTTGTCCAACTTCTTCAAGTAGGATTATACACACACTTAAATAAGGACCATAGGTCCTTTTTTTATGACTGATATCTCAAAACGCTTAGAGCAGACACTACGCTCTGCCATACAAAAAAATCCAATTCTACCAGTTAAAGTAGCGGACGGAATCCTTGTGGGCGATGCAAAGATAGTCAGCGAAGACCATATCAAACACATTTGGTTTAAGGACCAATTGATCTACAAAGATGTCAGCTTGAATGCTGTGGCAATTAAATTGGCTAACATCTTGGCAAGAAGATCCAGCACTGTGTATGCAGATGCTATATATAGAGCCGATCAAGACTACG